GTACAAATACGCTTACAAATAAAACTATTAACTTAACAAGTAATACTTTAACAGGTACAACTGCTCAGTTTAACTCTGCTTTAAGTGATGGTTCATTTGTAACTTTAGCAGGTTCTGAAACACTTACAAATAAAACTTTAACAACACCTGTAATTTCATCAATTTCAAATACAGGTACTATAACGTTACCTACATCTAGTGACACTTTAGTAGGTAGAGCAACAACTGACACTTTAACAAATAAAACAATTGACGCTGATAACAATACAATTACAAATATTGGAGATGATGAATTATCAAGTGGTATTAGTGCTATAAAAATCGGTAATGGAGATGTTGACAACACAGAATTAAGTTATCTTAATGGCGTGACAAGTGCTATTCAAACACAAATAGACACAAAAGCGTCAACTGCATTCGCTATCGCACAGGCTGTTGCACTTGGTTAATACTCTACTATTCTTATAAATAGTAGAAAATAGAGGGAATTATGGCAACACCATCAAGTAGAGAACAATTAAAACAGTACGCTTTAAGAGCACTCGGAAAGCCAGTCATAGAAATTAACGCTGATGACGACCAATTAGAAGATAGAATTGATGAAGCGTTACAATACTTTGCGCAATATCACTATGACGGTATAAGAAGAACATACTTAAAGTATCAATACACACAGGCTGATTACGACAGAATAAATGCTGATACAACTGAATCAGTCACTAAAAATTCTGTAACAACTTCTTGGAAAGAAGCAAACGGTTTTATCGTAGTGCCAGAAAGTGTAATCTCTGTAATTAATATATTCCCATATTCTAACAAAGGTAATTTAAACTTATTTGATGTAAGATACCAATTAAGATTAAATGACCTTTATGATTTTTCTTCAACATCTATTATTAACTATGATGTTGTATTAAGACATTTAGATTTTTTAGACCACATACTCGTTGGTGAAAAACCATTAAGATTTAATCAACACGACAATAGACTTTACATAGACCAAGATTGGAAAAATGATTTACAAGTTGGTGAATATATGGTTATTGAATGTTATAGAAAATTAGATCCAACTGTTTATACTGATGTTTATAATGACATTTATTTAAAAAGATATGTCACTTCATTATTTAAAAAACAATGGGGCGCAAATTTATCTAAATTTAATGGTGTCGCTATGATTGGTGGCGTATCATTAAATGGTCAACAGATTTATTCTGAGGCATTAAATGACATTGAAAAATTAGAACAAGAAATAAGAAGTTCATACGAATTAAATCCAGCAATGATGATAGGATAATGCTATGGCCGTCAACCACTATTTTCAACAAGGTAAGGGCATAGGAAGTTCCGAAGAACAAAGACTTTATGAAGATATAATCATAGAGGGTTTGAAAATCTACGGACAAGATATTTACTATCTTCCTCGTTCAATCGTAAATAAAGACTTAATTTTAGGTGAAGATATGCTGTCTAGGTTCAGAACAGCACATATGATTGAAATGTATATGGAAACCACTGAAGGTTTTGCTGGTGAACAAGAGATTGTAAATAAATTTGGTTTAGAAATTAGAGAAGATACTACGTTTATGGTATCTAAAAGAAGATTTGATGAAGCAGTTGATAGTAAAACTTCACTAATTAAAGAAGGAAGACCAAACGAAGGCGATATACTTTACATGCCTTTGATGAATAGTTTTTTTGAGATTAAATTTGTACAAGACCAAGAGCCATTCTTTCAATTAAGTAATTTACCAGTTTACAAACTCGTATGTACTCGTTGGGAATACTCTGGTGAACAACTTGATACAGGTCTTACAGATATTGATAGTGCAGAAGATCAATACTCTACTGATACTTTACAACATCAATTTACACTTGAAGATGGTACAGGTTCATTACAATTAGAAACTGAAAGTGTCAATGGTGATAGATTCTACTTTATAAATGAAGATCATAATTTTAATGTTCAAACTCAATCACTGTATTCAGATAATTTAGATTTAGATAGTGAAGCAGGGTTTGATACAGCTTCGACAGCAGATGATATATTAGATTTCACAGAACGTAACCCGTTTGGTGATCCTGACCAAGGAGAGTTTTAATGTTTGGAACATATTTTTACAACGAATCAATGAGAAGAATGACCATCGCATTTGGTCAACTTTTTAATAAGATTAAAGTAAAAAGAAAAGATAGTGAAGGCGATGTAGTACAATCAATGGCTGTTCCATTAGCATATGCGCCAAAAGAAAAGTTTTTAGTTAGATTAGATCAACAACCATCTTTAGATGAACGAGAAATGGCGATCACATTACCTCGTATGAGTTTTGAAATATCAGGTATATCGTATGATGGCTCTCGTAAGTTAACAAGAGTTCAAAAGTATAAGCAAGTTAAATCAGGCGAAGATGGAAAAGTAATGACATATAATTACACACCTGTTCCTTATAATATATCTTATACATTAAATATATTTACAGCGACTGCCGAATCAGGTCTACAAATAGTAGAACAAATACTTCCTTTCTTTCAACCTGATTATACAGTTACAGTCAATGCTGTACCATCTTTGAATATTAAGAGAGATGTACCAATTATACTTAATGATGTAAATTATGAAGATAGTTATAGTGGTGATTTTACAACTCGTAGAGCAGTAATATACACATTAAACTTTACGGCGAAAACATACTTATTTGGACCAGCGACAACTCAAGGCGTTATTAAAGAAGTTCAATCTGATCTATATTCAGATACAGATACAACAAATAAAGCGAGAGAAGATAGAATTGTGATTACTCCAAACCCGACTAGCGCAGACGCTGATGACGATTTTGGGTTTACAACAACAATTACGTCATATACAGACGGCAAAAAATACAACCCATCTACGGATTCAGATGGATAAATAGTATAAATAATATAGAGAGAAACACCTATGTCAATTAGTAAAATTAAAGAAAAATCATTAACAACTGGCGCAGTTACTGACGCTAATTTTGATAAAACAGTATTAACAGATCAAACAGAATTATCAGCAACAGCAGCAAGTGATGATATTTTATTAATTTACGATACAAGTGCTGGCGTTATTAAAAAAATTCAAAGATCAAATGTTTCTTTACAAGTACCTACTTTTAGTTCAGTAAGTCCAACATCATTAACTACAGGTGATCTAACTGGCAATTACACAATTGTTGTAACAGGAACTGGTTATGATGAAAGTGCTACTTTTAAATTAAGAACAACTGGTGGTACAGATATTTCAATGGATAGTGTGACTAGAAATAGCTCAACTCAATTAACAGGTACAGTTGCTAAAAATACAGCAAACTTAACAAATGCAAATGAACCATTTGATATTATTATTACAAACAGTTCTGGTTTGTTAACAACTGCAACAAATCAAATTAATATTGACGCACAACCGGTTTACACAACTGCTTCTGGTTCTTTAGGTTCAGGTACAGGTGGTAGTTCATTATCATTTTCTGTTAACGCAACTGATCCAGAATCAGCAGGTAATGTTACTTTTGAATTACAATCAGGAAGTTTACCTCCAGGATTGAGTTTAACTAACACTGCAGCGGAAGGTGGTACAGCCATTATATCTGGTACAGCAACAAATCCTGCAGCAAACACAACTTATAACTTTGTTTTGAGAGCAGTAGATGCAGCGTCAAACACATCATCAAGAGCTTTTTCAATTACAATCAATAGATTATTTACATCACAATCATTTACATCATCTGGTACATTTAGTGTACCATCAGGTGTTACAGTTACAGATGTATTAGTTGTAGCAGGTGGTGGTGGTGCAGGAGATGACTATGGTGGTGGTGGTGGCGCTGGTGGTCTTATTTTTATGCCAGAGTATCCTGTTACGCCAGGTGGAACAGTTACAGTTACAGTTGGTTGTGGTGGTTCAGCTGGTAGTTCACCAGCGGGACAACCTGCAGCACGAGGTGGAACGGGACAAGATTCGGTATTTGGAACCTTAACTGCTAAAGGTGGTGGTGGAGGTGGTGGAGGTAATATTTTACTTGATGGTCTTCCAGGTGGATCTGGAGGTGGTGGGTCAGGACACGGAACAAATTGTCCAGGTACACAAAACTCAGGTGGTGGTGCAACTCAACCAACTCAACCAGGTAACTCTGGTGCTTATGGTTTTGGAAATGCTGGTGGAGATGGTGTAAGACCTGGTACAACTTCTTTATTTAGTGGTGGAGGTGGTGGCGCTCTATATCCTGGAGCGATAGGTTGTGGAACAACACCTGCCACTCCTTTAACTTGTGGTGCAGGTGGAACTGGTAAAGCTTACACGATTGCAGATGGTACAACTCCAGTATATTACGCTGGTGGTGGTGCAGGTGCTCATTACAACAGTACTTTCACAGCAAGACCTGGTGGTCAAGGTGGTGGAGGTAACAGTCGAGGACCTTGCAGTCCTGCAGGCCAATCTGGAGAAGCAAATAAAGGTGGTGGTGCTGGAGGAAACGCAGCAAGTCAAGCAATAGGTGGTAAAGGTATAGTAATAGTAAGATACTAAACCTCATCTAAATAGTTGTTATGAAACCTAATGATAGGATACTTGTCTTTGATGATATTATAGATAAACAATCTCAAAAACAAATTCAACACATACTCTTTGATAAAGTCAGATGGCAATTTGTAGCCGATGTTACAAAACCAGATAACAAACAACAACGACCAGGTTTCTCTTATTACTTTATTACAGATAAAACAAACGTCTTTGATTATCATAAAGATGTATTAAAGATCATAGATGCCGCTTGTCAAAAGATAAATTTTAAAAGACAAGATTGTTTACAAGGTCGTTCTTTTTTACAACTTCCATTAAATCTAAAAGATAAAAGTATAGATACACCACACGTTGATGCTGATGTAGAACATTTAGTCGTTTTATATTATGTCAATGATAGTGATGGCGATACTGTAATCTATGAAAACACATTTAAAGGTTATGATAATGTACCTCACTTTAACGAATTAAAAGAAAAACAAAGAGTAACTCCAAAAGCAGGAAGAGTAGTTATCTTTAATGGTAAACATTGGCATACCAGTTGCCAACCACAACACAATGTTAGATGTATAATTAACTATAATTTAATCTAATAAATAGTATTATGAGTAAATTAGAAGACAAGGTAAATGAAATATTAGGTATTGATAAACCAGAACCTAAAAAAGAAATTGTCAAACAAGAGTTTAAACCCGCAGTTCCTCGTAGAGATGACGATAGTAAAGCAGATGTAGATAACGACTACAAATACAGTAGAGAAAATTATTACAATCTAATTGAAAGAGGACAAGAAGCGATTGAAGGAATACTTGACATTGCGAGAGAAGGTCAACACCCAAGAGCATACGAAGTCGCTGGTCAATTGATAGGACAAGTTGCAGGTACAGTAGATAAATTACAAGACTTACAAAAGAAACTGAAAGACTTAAAAGAGTTACCTAAAACAGCAAATCAAAATATAAAGAATGCTCTATTTGTAGGTTCAACAGCAGAGTTACAAAAGATGTTAAAAAAAGATGAAAATATTGAAAGCAAAAACATCACACCCGAAGAAAAAGACATTTCTAATAAGTGATTTAGTCTTTATTAAAAAAGACCCTCTTCCTGCTTTAATGAATGGTGAACAAATGATAGAACCAATTGAAATACAACAACACGAAATATCGCCAGTTACAAGATATGGCGCTGGTGGAGTTATCTATAAAGAAAAAAAGTATTCTACATATAAAGGTAGTCAAAGAATCAACGCAGCGATACAATTGGGGTATGATGCGATAGAAGGAATAATAATCAATGAGCACTAACGAAGCATATCTCGGAAATCCCAATCTTAAAAAAGTAAACACACCTGTTGAGTTTACAAAAGAACAGATTGAAGAATACCAAAAGTGTAGTAACGACCCATTATACTTTATGGAAAACTATGTTCGTATTGTATCACTTGACGAAGGTCTAATACCATTTAAGATGTACAACTTTCAAAAAAAGATTGTACAAACCATACACGATAACAGATTTACAATTTGTAAACTACCAAGACAATCAGGTAAATCAACTACAACAATTTCTTATCTTTTACATTACGCTTTATTTAATCCAAATTCAAACATCGCTATTCTGGCGAACAAAAGTTCTACTGCGAGAGATATATTAGGAAGACTACAACTCGCTTATGAAAACTTACCCAAATGGTTACAACAAGGTATCATCAATTGGAACAAAGGTAATATAGAGTTAGAAAACAAATCAACGATTGTGGCAGCGGCGACTTCAAGTTCCGCTATTCGAGGAGGTTCATTTAA